TCAACATATATATCTACTATCATACATATTTTACCATATATTTTGTAGGTTATAAAGCCATGGGGATCCTGTATTAATTCAGAGTTTTCAAGCTCTTTTATATATTTTCTATATAGTTCCATTATTCTGGGTACCCCACATCATAGTCTTCATAGAATGAAATATCTGGAATTACTGTATTATCTTCGTCAGGAACCATATTCTTTAATGATTCAACCATAGCAATTCTTAAATCTTCCAGTCTCTTTTCAGCTTTAGGTTGTAGAGGTGATAAACCATCTTTAGCTAGACATGAAACTATTGCATGTTGTGTTACATAATCTTCGAATTCATCAATGTCACATTCATCATCATCTGCGCTTAGAGCTGCTGCGTTTCTTATATAATAGATAGTGAAGGTAGTTGAGGTTGTGTCGCGTGGTGAGGGATATATCTTTATCTTTCTACCATTTGTTCCATCATTAACAGGTAGCCATGAATAATCATCTTGATCATCAATAAATGGAATATCTTCTAATCTTCTTATTCTATTAACTAAATATCTATTAGTACCTGTTCCATCATTATAACTATCATATATAATTTTAAGTACTTTATTTAAATATATATCAGATGGATAATCAACCAATTGAGTTCCTGCAGTGATAGATAAATTAGCTTCAGATAAAAAGTATTTTTCATATGTATCATGAATAATATTTTCGGCTTCTCTTATAGCTTCATTTATTTTTTCATTAAGTTCTGTATTACTAATAAATCTTTCATCTTCCATAGCTGCTTGTCTTCTAATTTTAGACCTTAAATCTGATAATGCAGTTCCCATTTATTTCTCCTATGTATCTATTAAATCTGGTCTTCCATCTAATTCTAAATCTGCAGATAGATACCAATTTGATGAATTTCCAGCTCCACTATAAGCATATATACCACCAGTTCCTCCTAACGCATATGAACTACTAGCATCTAAATCTAACAATACAGCAACAGCTTGTTTCAGACTGGCTGGGTCATTTTTAAATATTATATCTGCTATTGTAATTAATACTAAAGCTGCAGCATTAGTAGTAAAAGCTATATTAAATCTAAACCTCCATGTCCCATCTATTGTTTTATACGGTATCCCAATTGCTCTAGATACTGCAAAACCAGCAGCAGCACTTGTTATATTTAGAGTATATTGTTTTAGATTAGATTCATTATTTTTATATCTATTAATATTATCTAGATTTATATCATCTCTAAATGTCTTCTCAATAGATTCTAATGCCTTTCTAATATCTTCATCTTCTATATTCTCTAAATTAAATCCTCTTAAATTTTTCATTATTAAGAACCTGTAGTATTAGCACCAGGAAGATTATCATTGTATGATGATTCTTCATCTGTTTCGCTCATATAAACAAAATCATAAGAAATAGCTTTTAATTTAAAAACCACCCCTCTTACACCAACATTATAAGAACTGAACTTTGGATATATAACCCAATCTTGACTATCATAATTACCTTGATCTTCTGATAAAACTAATGTTGTGTTATTTGTTCTTTCATAAACCCCACTATAAAATACTGTTTCATCACCATTAGAATCTATAAGATTAAAACCATAAAATTCTATATTTGTAGGCCATGACCCAGAATCTATTACAGCACTAGTTCCTGTTATTGTAACTTTATCTACACTATTTACCGATCCAGTTCCATCAACAGAAGAATTTGATAGAAGTCTACATGTATTATTATATGTTATATTTAATGCTCTAGTTCTAACTCTTAATGTTTCATGTGGAAATCTTCTTGTTTCAACAGCTATTTTATCTTCAAATCTTTCATCATCAGGATAATCTAATAAAGTATATCTTTTATTATGATAAGCAGTATTTCCATATTTTATAAAATTAACATGATCTAAGCTATTAGATCCAGTTTGTCCATTATCATAAATATTAAGACTAAATACTGTTTGTTCTTGATCTAATGGATCAAAATAAATATTTACTCTAGGATTCCATTTTCTAACTAAAGCATTTCCGAAATCGTAATCTATATGTATAAAATTAAATTCTATAGCTCTTACTATCCATTCATCATTATAAGCATTTATTGATTCATCTGCTAAATTACTATCATCATGCTTAAACAAATATCCATCTATAGTTCCCATTAATAAAACACTTTGTCCATTAATATCTATATTTAATATTGATGACGGATCATAATAAGTTCCATATGACCATTTTGTAAAACCTCCATATGTTTCATCAAATACATATAAATATCTTAGAGTATCTGACTCAGCTACTGCCCAATATACTCTTTCATTTTTTTGATCATATGTTCCGGTCATCCATATTCTATTATTTGAAGTATCAACTATATCTTTATATGAGTTAGGAATCTGTGATGATATTAATTTTACTTTAAAACCATCTGTTACATACCATCCATATCTACCACCAAAATATATCCTATCTAAAGATTCAACAATACTTCTGTTACTTATACAACCGTCTTTATCACTTATTATAATAGCTCTTAAATATCCATTGCCTTCTTCATCAAACCTTCCTTCTATTCTATAAACTTTATCTTCGGTAAATACTATAGGATACTGACCAATTTTTCCTATTCCAGTAATATCATTATCTACATCAACATAAAAAGATTCTGGGCAACTATCTAAATCATTAGCTATAGATTGTCTTACTCTATTCCTTGTATATTCATCTTTATTTGTTGGCAATGTGTTAGAATCTAATTCGTAATATGTATTTGCATACCAAGCTGTATCATCTGTTATTGTAATATATTTTGATTTTGGTGGTGGATCATTATCTACAATACCACCAGTTATATAAGCTGTTTCACCATGAATAACGTTCCCTAAAGCTGAATCTGCTACTGTATCAACAAATGTTGTAGTTCCGTTAGGGACATCTCCAACATAATATAATGTTTCACCATTATTTTTAGTTCTCCATATAACAATTCTTATATTTGCAATATCATATAATTCTCCAGAAGAATTTGTAAGTTCTGGAACAGTAACAATAATAGGATTAGTATTATCAATTGCACTTGAATCACTATCTTCAAATAGTTTTACTGGCCCATAATCTCTATGTATATTACCATCAACATCATATTGATAGTAATAGCATGCTCCATAAATATAATTATATCCACTTCCACTCGCATTAGCTGATAAAGATGCTAATTTTGGTAAACCTGCTGTTACAGCTTTTAATGTATCTGTATCAGACGAATCTTCTTGCCATATTTTTATAGGAGCTGTTTGGTCTGTATTTGTTATAAATAACTTCCCACCCCATTTTATATAATCTATATATGGGGTAGATGTACTATCAAGTATGTCTATAGTGTCTGCTTCTACTTCTTCAACTATAAAATTATCTATTGATAGTGCATGAGCACTTGCTGTTAATTGAAGTGTGTATGTTGTTGTTGTACCTGCATCAAACACAACCCCATAATTAGTTGATCCAGCTCCAACCTGTAGTACTGGGCCTGATACCCAAGGAACTTTACCAGCAGTTATTATAGTGTAATCTGCAGGATATGTAGTATCTGGTGATACTGTTATAGTAGCCTGTGCGGTAGATGTAATGACATCAAAACTTATCTTGTATCTGGTTCCAGCTACAACTGATATATCCAATGTTAATGATCCACCAGTTCCATCTTGGTCTGCTACAACTGACCCTGCAGCACTCATTGCTCTACTCCAACCCCCAGATCCGAAACCACTCCAAGCATCCCAATCTTGATTACCTAAAGTCCAATTTGTACCATCGGTTGATGTAGCATTAAATGCAGCAGGATAATATACTCCAGTATTATAAAGATTACCTAATGCTAACCATTTACTCCCATTGTAACCTACAGCTCTAAATGATCCTGCATTGTTTATATCTAAACTTTGTGCAGACCATGTTGTTCCATCGGTTGAAGTTACAATATCTCCATCATCTCCTACTGCTATCCATCTTCCACTTTGATCATGTAATATACTAAAAAATGTTCCTACACTACTACCAACACCAGTAATATCATATCTAGTATAACTAGTTCCATCAGTTGTTGTCCAAATGTAATCTTCATCTCCACCTATAACAGCCCATAGATTAGAACCATTATATGCTACACTTCTTAGAGTTCCAGTATATGAAGCATCGACATCAACTGATGTCCAATTACCTACTGTTGTAGGATCTGCACAATAATAAGATATTCCATCTCCTCCTACAGTTATCCATAAATCATCTTGATCATGATGTATTCCATATAAAGATTCACCTCCAGATACAGCTCCTCTATCTGTCCATGTAGTTCCATCAGGTGATGTAGCTGTATATCCATTAGCACCAACAGCACATGACACTCCACCATCATCTGTAAATACTGCATAAATATTTGATCCAGACCATGCTGGTATAGTTCTAGCTGTCCATGTAATTCCATCTGGTGAAGTAGAAACTTTTCCAGCTTCTCCAACAGCTATAAATAATGAATTTGTAGAATCCCAACATACTGCCCAAACATCATATGTTGCTCCAAATTTAATATCTACAAAAATCCATTCAGTTCCATTCTTAGAATAAAATCCTTGGTTTTGCGATCCAACTGCAACCCATGTACCTTCAGAACTACTATACGCTATACCTGAAATTATTAGATTATCACCTAAAACTTTAGAACCAGATATTAATTCATCAAATCCATCATTTTTTGTTATAGCTGTTAATTTAGTTCCACCAGTTATATTTACAGGAGTATCATCAACTCTATATATTTTATTATCACTATGTGTATATATTTCATTATTGAATTGAATTATTTCATTTAAAGGATTCCCATTTCCAACAGGTTGTGGTTCAGTAGTATTATATCTTTCTATTCCAGGTCTTATTTGTAATCCTTTATCTTTTGTTATAAAGAAATTATCAGCTTCTCTACACATATTTTCTGGAGCAGATTGTATAAAATCTGTCATTCCACCTGAAAAATCTTTAATAACTTTTTTCATCAGATATTCTTTCTAATTTATCGTTTGCTATATCAAATGATATTGTTGCCATAAAAGTTCCTAACTCATTAAATCATTGTCCTCTGGCTCACCTGATTCAGCAGCTACTCTAGCTAAATACATTCTGTATTGATGTTCCCAAGTAACAACTTGACGTCTTAAAGCTTCTTTGGCCCATTGTCCATCAGTAAACAAAGGATCTTGATTCTCATCTAATGGAATTGGAAAAAGCCATTTCATTGTAGCGATTAAACTTGTTACTTTTTCATCTGGAATATTAAAAGATATAGTAGTCATTTTAACTCCCTAAACAATATTTGTTAAAATCTTCTGTACTTCTCATAATATTATAATCAACTAATTGTTGACTATTTATGAATTTTTTAGAGTTTTCATAATATAAATTTAAATTAGGATTATTGCATATAACTTCATTATATCTTTTATATTCAACTGCATTATTCCAATGAGCGTTTCTTCTCGATTCAATACTAGCATATTTAATAAAATCTGAAGTATATTTAAAATGTAAAACAGCAGCCTTAATCGGGGCAATATTAGTACTTATTATGTCATGTTGTCCATGACCAAGATAAAAACCTTTCTTAAATTTAAATAAACAATGTTTATCTAAAGCTATTGGAAGGCCAAAAACTCTTATTCTCATACCGCCATAATAAGAAAAAAGTTTTAATATTTCTTTATTATTATTTTTTTTAAGAAATTCTTCTATATTATATTGGAAATGTGTATCAGGATCGAAATAATTATTATTTTCAAATGGATTTTCTACACTATAATGTTTGTTATCTTTTATAGGTTTGTCTGAATACATATCTAAAAGCATGGCCCCAACGCATTCATAACCTTTTTTATCAAGATATTTGCAAAATGATTTTAATGGTATTTCTTCATAATTAGGATAGATAAATTGTTCATCTGCATCGACTGATAAACACCAATGGTCTATGCCATATTTATAAAGCATATGGTTAAGCCAATCTATACCGTAGTTATTATCAACGCCATAAGTTTCATTATTACTAAATACATGAGTATTAGGCTGCATTAATAATAGTTTTCTAGTGCTATCTGTAGACCCATTGTCTATTATGAAAAACCTATCTATTCCCATTTGTCGGTAATGATCAAAGAAATATGGTATTCTCATTGCTTCATTTCTAAAGGTAGCAAAAAGACGTAATTCACCTTTATTTTTTGGTATCTTTTTACCATCAATATTTTTAATGGTAATATTATATTTAATTATGTCTTTAAATGTTCGCAAATTACATCTCCATTCATAAATATATCATATCCCAACTTATAAATATCATTAGAAAAGTTACCACTTTCATCTAATGATAATTCAATATTATTTATATCTTTAATACAATGAGTTAATTCACCCCTAAATTTTATTTTTGAAAGTAATTCTCTTGAAATAAAACAACATCCTAAGCCTATAAGATCAGCTTTTATTAGGCTTCTTTGAGGATGTAAAAAATAATTTACTGTATTATCAGCGACAAAAACACAAGAGCACCAAGTTTCACCAACATCTTTTTCTTTTTTATTTGGATCATATTCATTTCTTTTATACCAACCAGCTAAACAATGTTTTTTCTTTTTATTAATTTTACCTCCTATACTTTTAATATGTCTTTTCATTTGTTTAGTATATATAAAAGGTTTTGCAGTTATTTGTTTAACAAACTCTGTTATAGCATTATTTGGTAAAACAATATCACTATCAACTATTAAAAAATATTTAGCATCACTAGCTAAAGCTAATTTACGAGCATATTCTCTATTTTCTGCTACATTAATTGATTGCTGCTTTAAAAAGTCCTTATCTTCATATTCTGGTTTTTTAATATGTATTAATGTACTATAAAGAGGATAATCTTGATTATTAACTGATTCTAAACATTCTTTCATAACATAGTCTTTAGTTATAAGTATAACCATAACTTTGGGACATTTATCATCAGTTTTGTATTTAAACCATTTCATTATTTAATCCTCATTATAAAACATACATCATAATATAAAGGAGAATGTTGAACATTTGTAGATGTTGTCATGATACTAGCAGATGTGAAAGCATATTTAGTATTACCACCAGAAGCATAATAAATTGCTGTTCCACCTATAACTGAATGAGTATGAGTTGTCGAAGCATTTCCCCCTGTTCCAGTGCTTGAAGTATAACCTCTTAAAAATCTAGCATTAGCATCGTTAGAGCCAATATCTGGAAGAGTAGCACCATTAAAAGTACTATCTGAATCAGAAATAACTTGGCCTAAAGTTTGTAACCATCCATCATCAAGTGAAGCAGTTCCTTGCCAGTCTTTATCCCAAGCAACAATAGTCTTAAGCGGTACTATGCCCCACCCAGAGAAGCCAGCAGTAGCAGTTACAGTGTTAAATGTAACATCTGAATCAGTATTAACATCTTGATCTATATCAAGAATTCTATCTAGTCTACACGTAAAGGGATTAAATTTCCATTTAATTGCCATTAGCTATCAGTCCTTGTTATTGTTGCAACATTATCATTTGCATTATATGTTAAAGTCAATACAGCAACAGTTGTCCCTGAAGCACCACCATTTTTATATGTTACAGTTTCAATTTCACCAGCACCGTTTCCAGCGCTTACATATGTTAATACTAAATAATCAAATTTTTCTGTAACAAGACTACCTATATTAACTAGTTGTCTACCGTTCTCATCAACCATAAGTTTCTTATAGTCTTTTTCATTACCTTCTGTAAAAGCTGGAAAAACATCACTAGGCATTATAATCTCTCCAATATTTTATCAATTTTAGTTTCCATTCTATCTAATCTGTTAAAAACTATATTAAATATGTCTTTAACATGTTCTTTAGTTGCAAATGTGGACATACATGTAAACATTATTCCAAGTATTACTGCTAATGTAGTTAGTTCTTTAGCATACTTTTTTATCCATTTCATTCTTACCTCAAAAAATGGCGGGACTTTCACCCGCCTAGTAGTTACTCTTCTTCAGCTTCTTCTTTAACTTCTTCAACCACTTCTGGCCTTAAAGCTTTTTTCATCTCATCAGCTTCTTTAAGAAACTGTTCTTCCTTTAATGAAAGTTTCTTCTCTTCGCTCATAGTTACTCCTCTGGTTCTGGTTCAACGTATCGAGTCCATCCTTTTAATTCATAGTCTGATACGTCAGATTCATATATGTCTTTAAGATTTACTAAGAAAGTTCCTGTTTGGAATCCATTAGGAACACCAGCAATACAGTACGTTGGTTTAGAAAATTCTAAATCATCTCCAGTTCCATCATCAATTTTAGTTTCATCATTAGGCTGTATTGGTAGTTGAAGATTCTTTAGAATATAGCCATCATTGTCAGATATATTCCTTTTAAATGATATCCTGTAAATCATGTTTTACCTACGCCCCTGCAAAGTTATTAATAGCATCTCCACCATCATCAGTAATATCAGTTGTCCAATCTTTAGATGTATAGTTTCCAATTACCATAATAGATGCAGAAGCTGAATCCTGATGAATACCAGTTGTTCCATTACCTATAACAACGTTATCTTTAATCATAGAAGAATCTCCAGCACCACAAATTGTACTTCCATCAATATGTATACCTTTTGTAGCACCAGAACTAATATGATTATTATTTATGCTAGAATTACGGAACCATGCTCCAGATCCACCAACATAAATCTCTGCAGTAACATGACCCATGATCTTGTTATTCTCAATTACAGAATTTCTGCAGTCTGTCCATTGAATACCATAGGTAGCATTTGTTTCATCACCGTTGATAAAGCAATCATGTACCCAACATCCATCTCCAGGTGAAGGAACATAGAGTGAAGGAATAGCTTCTGCATTATTTATAAATAAATTAGCAAGTTCAATTCCAGCACCAGTAAAACCAACTACGCATGTAGAAGCTATAGCACCATCATAATTGATAACAACACCATAATCACCATTGTTACAGTTGATTGGTTGTGTTCCAATTACATGAATATTATATCCAGAAAATAGAACTTGTTCGTTATATTGACCAGGAGCTACAAATACGTATTTATTTCTATCTTTGTCAGAATTAATTGTAGTTGTTCCTTTTGTGTATCTTGCAGCATTTACACCTTCTTGAATTGTAATAAAAGCTTGATCCCAAGATGAACCATCTCCAGACTCAGAAACACCAGCTCCATTTGTTCTAGAAGCATCTACAAAATATACACAATCGTCACCTTTGAATTGAGCACCAGAAGCAAGTAAAAGCTCGTCACCAAGCTTAACATCCCATGCTGTCCTATTCATTCTATTTAACTTAAATTTATCTGCTGAACTAATCATTTAAATCTCCTTTATGTTTCCCTAAAAAAGGGCTGGGGGGATGATTTAACCCCCCAGAATTAATTTAGCCAAGGCTAGGAATACTATATAGAATTCCATCGTAACTTGGTGCTGATATAACTTGTTCACCGAATAGCCTTACATCAACGATATAAGTATATCCAGTTGTAGCTCTTGTTAGATAGAATTCATTTCCATCAAGGTGTCTCTTTCTGTCAAAGAAATGAGAACCATGGAACTTAACTGAATTCCAGTCCATAGCAACAGCAAAGTCATCATCAATATCACGAAGTGCTACGATATCCATCTCAGCATCTGGCCCAAGAACACTTACTCTCCTCCATCCATATCCAGCAGCCTTGTCTTGAACAGAGAACTGTCTTGATACTTCAAGAATCTTAGCAATGTGTTTAAAGTTAGACATTGATACTAGAATTTCTCTAGGATCACCCTTACCTAATGTAACTGTTGCATAGAAGAATTCGAAAATTCTATCAAGGATGTTTGAATTTGTTACATCAGTTCCGCCTTCGTTGTAAGCTTGTAGGAATGGGTAGCTTGTTTTTGTTTGTCCAAGAAGTGAAGCCCCACCACCATTAGCATTACTTAAAAGAGCGTCCTTTAAGCTTTGGAATACATTAGCTGCAGTGTCAGCACCAGGAAGATAAACCTTAGCGCTTTGAGCAGTTGTATATGTGCTAAGAACAGTAGATCCTGCTAGTGTTGCAGAAGCTGACCCGCCACGAGAAGCGGCAAGTGTTACTGTTTTAGCGTTCATATTTATGGCAATTACATAACCATAATCTGCTGCTACACCACTACTTTTGATGTAAAGCTTTTCATTAATAGTAAAACGTTCAGGATGGTATACGTCAATTATACCAGTTCCTGTTGCTCCACCATTAGCAGAAAGTGAATCTATGTGTGCTCCATTAAGAAGCGTATGAGAAAGTCTGTCTGACATTCTGTTAACGAATTGATTTAGTTGACGTGGAAGAATTTGAAGGAATGACTTTTCCATGTTTCCATGAAGGTCTAAATCCTTTTCGTAGAACAGCATTGTTCCCCAAAGTTCTTTGTAAGAAGTAACTGTCCCAAGAACAGGTTTGCTCTCAGAAATATCAGTTGCATCTGTTAAAGAACCGAAAGAAAGTGAACTAGCTTCTCCGCCCTCGAAAGGAACGTCAAGAGTTCCGCCCATCCAACCTTCGTCTTTAGGTATCTTGTTCCACATATAATTTCTACGTCTAACTGATTCAACTAACAGCTTATAAGGCATGTAGACTTTCAGCATGGTATTAAAATAAGTGTTGTAACTTGTAGCCATTTAAGTCTCCTTACGAACCACTCCCATACTTCTGATTATAAATCTTTTGAAGATCTTCAATAGAATTAATCTCCCTATGTGTAGGGGAAGCTCCACCACCAGATGGTGTTTTGGCAATGGTTCTGATTTGGTTAGTTTTAGTTATTGTATTTAACGGTTGAGTGTTCGTTAGTGTAGTAGGAGGTGTGGCTGCCGCCTGTGTTAACTTTCCGAACTTTGTAATTACAGTATTAACAGCATCTTCGATTGTTGTATCACGACCATTTTGATTGTAATAAGCCATTCCCTCTTTTTCGACCTGATCTCTAAAGAAACCATTTCCAAATTGAGAGTCTAATTTATCTACTAATGGTTTAACGTCTTGTCTAGTAAGTTGAGAATTCATTTCGAATTCATACTGCTTTTCTGCATTTTGGTATTGAAGACGTTGCATTTCTTCGTTTTGCTTCTGAAGATTAAAATTTTGCGTCCTCATTTGATCTTGACTGTCAAGCATTGCTCTTTCTTCAGCAGAAAGCTGACTTCTTTTAGCTTTATCTAGAGCATATTCAATGATTTGTTCTTCAGGTATCTTCAAGTGTTTAAAGACTTCATCATAGAGTTGGCTATCTAATAGCCTTTGGAAGTTTTCAAGGCCTCTATTTATATTATTTAATTCAGTCTGAATCATTGCCTTGTCTTCTCTTTCTTTAGACAATTTAGTTTTAACACCCTCAATTCCTGCAGCCCTTGTATAAAGATCTCTGACTTTGCTTTCAGTATCTTTGTCTTTAATTACAGGGATAATCCATTCATCAAATTCTTTTACTTCGTCATAGACATTATATTTATGATCTGGAGAATAATCCTCATCATAAACATCTTTCTTTTGCTTCCCTTCAATTTCCTGAGTAGAGCTTTGTACACTTTCTTGTACTTCTTCTTGATCATTTGTAGATTCTTGTACATCTTCTTGTACAGATTCATCTTCTTGATCACTCATACCACGCACTTCTTCTGCAATGGCAGCTATACTAGCAGCTATTTCTTGCTGTCCAGTAAGTCTTTGTTCTGTCGCTTTTTCTTCCGACATAATTCCCCCTATTGGTTTACTTACCTAAAATGTTCCTCTTGGAGCCTGTAGCAAGCTTGCTGCAAGCTCCGCTTGTTGAGACTGATCAAGTTGGCTTAATACTTCTTGACTAGTCCCTTGTTGATTGAGTTTATCAATTAACCACTGAATTGATTCAGATGGTACTCTGGCCCTGCGACTCTTGCTAGGATCTACAGGGTCATAGTTTACAAAGAAATCCACTCCTATCAGTGGGCCACCTGATGGAATAAAACCAGCTTGAGCAGCTTGTATCATTTGCTGTTGCTGGATATTTATTTGATTATGTTGCTGTATAATTTGTTCATACTTTTGTTGTATTTCTGGAGCTAAGAATTTAAAATCTGCTTTTCTAGTTCTAGCTCTTAAATGCTTAGCCATATATATATGATCATCATTAGGATCTACTTGAATATCTTCTCCCCTCTCCACCGCTAGTATCACATTTTGTAGATTCTCATAGTTCATTGTTAATTCAGAAAATATCTCTTTATCATTAATAAATGGCATATTAATGGCAATTTTACCTACTGCTTCTGGAGAAAGCTTATCACCTGCATATTGAAGCATTTGACTGAAAGCCATTTGTCCACCTAGTTGAGAAACCATATCATCTGTTCTAGGCTCAATTTTAATTTGAAACCTTATATCTTCTGAAGATTTAAATTCAGGCATATTGACAATTTCTTCTCTTCCAATAGCTGGAATAACGAGCTGTTCAATTGCATATGCTTTATAAAGAGATAAACACATCTTACATATATCAATTAATAATCTTTCAAACTTTTCTGCATATGTTGAAAATCTTAATTTTTCTCTCATTCTTCTAAATAAAAGTGCATAAGGATCAAGTTGCATTTGTTTTTCTTCTGTTTCTTCAAATATATTAGCTACCTTATACATCTCTTGAATCTGAGAATTCATGTATTCAAGATATTGAGCACCGGATCTACCTTGAAGAATTTGAGGAGCTATACCAGAATATTGAATCCCTCGTACGCCAGATATCTGACCACCAGGGGCAATTTTCGTACCGGATTGAATAAGTATCTTATCGTCACCGAGCGTGACTTGATGTTCAGCCATCTTAGAAGCGGCTCTATTTATCTCAGCTTGGTAAGGTCTAAGCTGTTTAATAATGCTTCTACTTCTTGGGCTAGTAGGTACCTCATCAAATCCGGCATGTAGTATTGGGAATAAACCTAATGGTAACTCTCCATGATGAAGAATTCCCTTCTCGGTTGTTATGAAATAATATCCTTGTGGATATTGAGAACATGGTCTGAAATAAAATTCTCTTACCATTACTTTATTTTTAGCACTATCGTAACTTCCACCCTGCCCTTCAAAGACAGTATATGTATCTTTTCCAGCTTCAACTATATATTCATATCTTGGATCCTTTGGATCAAATCGAGATTGAAGTTCTTTCTTATCAACCATTTTTCTATGAATAACCCATCTTGCTTCATCAAAACTTTTTGCGCCAGGATCCCTTAAAAGATTAAATCCAAATATTCTCTCGAAAGATAGATTACCTGGAACCATTTGTACTCTTTGAACTATCTCACCTGTATCAGCATCTATTGTATCTTCAATAGGAACAGGTGCCCCAATGTCAGCATCCCATGTTATTTTTACAAACGCTTCACCAATTCCTATATAATCAGAACAATACTGAGATATCTTTTCTTCTATTCTATGCTCTTTCTTTATGTGTTCCCATACAGCTAAATTAAGTTCAGCAGCTTTTCTATCTTGTGCTTCCTTCTCATTCTTTGGAACGACTGTAACCCCTGGAGATTGATTAAGAATATTATTGATATATATCTTAATAATCCTTGATATATGGTTTTTAGTTAATCTTAATTTAATCTGGTTAGATAATTGCTTTGTTGACCTTAAACGTTCTAAATGCCTTGATGTTTTTCTATTATAATGATCACCAAGAATAAGTTTTATATTGCTTCTTTGTTCAGCAAATATAGGGCCATCAATTGTATCAGCCTCTAAATATTTGGAATTAAGAGTCCCTATGTTTTCGATTGGCATTCTCTAACTCTCCTTGTGCTAATAACTTCTCATATTGTTCTGGGTCTGTAATTAACAGTTCGGAAAGTTGGCTGTCTTTCACATCTATCTCGTCATCTAGCAATGATTCCGCCTCGACTTGGCTCGCTAATGATGACTCATTTACATTTAGGAGTTGATTATTTAATTGTAGATATGGGTCTGTTGAATAAAATTGAATATTAAGTGTTCCATATTTCAGCGTTGAAACACCACCTCCCTTACATGATTCTATAATATCACACACCTCTTTAGCTGTCAAACTTTTGGTCACTCCCATACCAATTCTCCTCCATTGTTTGTGTCATAGAAATCGTTAGCTTCCATTATTTCTTCTGCTATCAAGTCTACTTGATCCATCAAATCTTGTTCTTGAATCTTCTCACCTCTCAATTGTCGCTGTCTAAATAGCTCTCTTTCATCTAAAAAGACGGGCTTTTTCTCCTTAATTTGCATGTTTTTTTCACCTATCTTTTCGAAGTCCCAAGGAATTCCTGTAACGCAATATCTTAAAGCGTCGCATAAATCATCTTTAGCATTTCTTTTTAAAGTATCAGCTCTTAACTGTGATAATTCTGTTATTAGTTTTCTAGCTTCTGATCCAGTATCATATACGATTAGTGCTTTATGTTTAAATAAAGTATTTACTATTCCCTCACCAATCCCATGACCTTTCTCAGCTGGAAGGAATGGTTCACCCTTTCTTGTGGCAACAACTTGAAAATCTTTAGATCCCCAGTCATAATATTGTCCACTCAACCTCATATCACCTTTCATCATCTTAAATTGGCTCACTATATCTGATGAAGTAGTAACTATTCTATCTCCACGCCAACACTTAATAACTCTCCCTTGAGTAAAGTCTGGATTTACTTTTACGAATATAATTGCTGCAGGATGGGCACTTTCACCGCCTGATCCTACATCGACAGCAGCGTAGGTATGCCAGGTAGAGTTTATTTCATGTGGTGCCTTAACATTGTCTTTAACAGAAAAGGCTTCATACTTAAGACCTCTCTCGACAATAAAGCGTCCGAATATTCTCCGTTGAACCTCTTTTTG